AAATAAATCAACTTGCCAAAGCAGAGCTAAAACGAATTAAAGATAGTGACAAAGCTGATCTAAAAGCCTTTGACGATAGGCTCAAAAATCGTACAGCCAAGAAAAAGCAAGACAAAGAAAACGCCTTCTTCCAAGGCGATGCACGCAGCGCAATCGGTGACGCGCTGATTGGTGGCGCCTTCCCGGCACTGTTCGGCCAGGGCCTTGGCGCATCGGCGGGCGGTGCTGCTGGCGGCCTTGTGGGCGGCCTGGCAGGCGGCAACTTCGGCTTTGGCCTATCGCTGATCGGCACAGCAATCGGCCAGGCGGTTGACACTACAGTAAATAATTTAACTGAACTTGCCGATGCAATTAGAAGCCCAAGCAAAGCGCTCGATGCTTTAGAGAAAAGCGGCCTTGCCTCTAGCAGGGGCCTTGAACAAACAAGGCTTTACGTTGACCAGCTAACTGCAGTCGGTCGTTCTTACGATGCGCAGACACTGGTACTCCAGGAAGTACAAAAGCGCCTTGGCCCTGGCTCGCTAACTGAGCTAGGGAGGCTCGATACTGCACAGCAAAAAGTACAGGAGCAGTTTGGGTTAATAGCTTCGGAGATGCAGGTGCGGCTACTGCCTGTTCTCCAGGGCTTCGTAGAGTTTATCGGTAACGCTGCTGGCGATATTTCCGGCTTCTCCAGTCAGAGCAGGACACAAAGACTCGACCCTAAAACGTTTGAGAGACTTCGTTCTCAAGCTATCAAGGAAACCTCAGGCCCTATGGGCATGTTTGGTGACAAAGGTAAATACGATGCTAGGCTTAACGAGCTATCCAAGCAAGAGCTTGCTAAGCGCTTCGCCAACGAACGGGCGCAAGTACCGCAAACGCCGCAGGAGAAACTTGCTGGCGAAATGGCGCAGATCCAAGAATCGCGCAAGATTGCCGACCAAATACAATCAGCCTACCGTGAAGCGTTTAGCCTGCAACGGCAAGCGTATGACTTGCAACGCGATGGCGCGAAACTAAATAAAGACATTGCTGATTATAGCTATAAAAAGGAACGTGAGATATTTGACTTGCGCCAGCAAGCGGCAGAAAAGCAGATTGAGAATAATCGCGCCAGGGCACAAAACCGCATTGAAGGTAGCGATCTGAATGCTCGCCAAACGTTTGCGGCGGCTGTTGGCTTTGAACAGCAACTGCTAACAAATGTGCGCGAAGTGGTGCGCTCCAGAAAGGAAGGTGAGGCTGATATTGAACAGTCAAGAAACAGGCTTGAGCTTGCGATGGCGAAGCTCAATCGTGATGTTGAGGATTACAAGCGCACAAATGCACGCGAAATAGAAGACATTGAGCAACGCAAGCTCTCCTATGTGCGCTCAGTAGAGGACTACAAAATGAAAGTTGCGGATCATGTTCTGCAACGTGCCAGAGAAGCTGCTGATTTAATGCGCCAGGCAATGACGCTGCCTGATATGGGTGCTGCTACTGCTGCGCCTGGTGCTCCACGGGCTGCCGCTGGCTCGATGACCGGGCGGGTTCCACGGACGCTTATGGGTACGCCTGGTGTTGTCGAGTATCTTACCGGCGACAGAAGTTCGCCTGGCTATAGGGCCGACCATGGTGGGTCCAACTATCACGAACACATTGCTTTTGCAAGCAGAAAAATAAGAGACAACGTGATTGCCATGCTGCAACGCAATGGCATCCAGATTGGCTCCACGGATAAAGGGCGCCATGCTGCGGGCAGCTACCACTACAGCGGCCAAGCGGTTGACATACCAGCGTCTCAGGTTCCCGTAGGCAAGGAAGACGCCTTGGCTAAGCGTGTCCGTGCGCTTGTTGCTGCCTATCTTGGCGGGTCCGCTGGGTCTTCGGCTCAAGGCCAGACTGCAACACAGATCAGCAACATCCCCGGTCCCAAGTTTAGTCCAGTCCCCATTGGCCCTACGCCTTCTATCGCGCCGGTCAATGCCGCTAACTTAGCTGCAAACTTACAACTCAAAGGCGGCACCAGAGAAGCGCAACAAATCCTAGAAGAGCAAAATAAGCTCAGGCAAAAGGGTATCGAACTTGGCCAGATTGAGCAAATACTACAAGCCAGCCAGCTACCGCAACTCAGGCAACAAAGCGACACGCTTAAACAGCAGATTGAAGCAAGGCAAAAGATTCTTGACCTTAGCGATAGTGCTGCTTCAGTTGCTGACATTGAAGCGGAGAGCAGGGCGCGAATCACGCAGCTTGAGCTAGACCGCAGCAATGCACTGGCAAAAATTAAGAAACAGTATGGCGATGATCCCGCGCTTACGGGAATGGTCAACAAGCGGGCTGACCTTGCTGTTGGCGTTGCCAAGAATGAAGAGAAACAGCGCCGCATAAACCTTGATCTCAATAATAAGCTGCAAAATCAAGAACGGGCTCGCTCTGCCATCCTGCAGTTACAGGAAACACTAGCAACCGGCAAAGCGGAAGCTGCTGCACTGGAACGCGGCAAGCTACAGGCGAGCAATGTCGAATTGCTTAAGGCTTCTGAGCTTTATCAGCGTGCAAGTGAAGCTGAAAAGGCTAAACTAGCCTTGCTCACAGCGCAAACCGAAGAGCTTAGCAAGCAAAATGAGTTCCGCAAGCGTATTAACGAAATCAGAAACGAAGCCCGTTTCACTGGCGCCGGCCTGCGTGCGGGGATGATCGGAGCGCCAGCACGGGCTTTCGAGGAAGAGATGAAGCGCTCTGGCAATATCGACCAGGCCACTGGCTTGGCCAACGAAACCAGGCTACTCGAAAATCAGCAACTTGTTTGGGGCAACCTTGAAAAGAATATCGTTGCCACGTCTGACGCTATCTCTGGCGCATTAACAAATGGCTTGGTAAGTATTGTCGATGGTTCCAGAAAGATTGAAGACGTGGGGCGCGACATGCTAAGGGCTATCTCTAGCAGCTTTGCCGATTCAGCGCAACAACAGCTAACCACGCTGTTGCAACGTCAAATGGGCGGACTATTCCAGGCCATAGCGTCTCAGGGGCTGCTCTCCGGCCTTGGCGGCGCTGGAGCCGGGGGGCTGGGCGGCGGCCTTGGCGCGGCGCTCTCCGGTTCCCTCGGCAACATCGGTGCCGGGTTCTCGGCGCCCCCCGCCTTCGGCGGCTTCATGGCCAAGGGCGGAACCACCAAGCCTGGCGAAGGTTATATCGTAGGCGAGAAAGAGCCAGAGTTCTTCTTTCCTGGCGTCACTGGCCGGGTTGTCCCACGTTCTGACATGCAAAAAGCAGAAGCATTGCGCAATAGTGGAAACGAATCGGATTCTCTTGACATTAGCTATACTGTCAGGGAAGAAAGGGGAGAGCGTTACGTTACAGAAGATCAGCTACGCAAGAGTAATGCTATGGTTGAAAGGCGAGCGTTTGCCAAGACCATTAACGGCATGAAGAACAATGGCGCTCTCCGTGATTCAATCAACATCTGATGATTGACGTAACCCATTACATTGAGTTCCTTGACGCTACTGGCGCTCCGTTGCCGCTGCCGTTACGCTATCAACCTTTCTTTATTGGAGAGAATAGAACGTTTAACGGACTAACTTATAATTTTAGTCCTTACAGTATTGCCGGCGACCTGTCAACTGATGGCAACGAAAGCGGAGACTATGAGTTAATTGCGCCAGCAAACATTATCTCAACTGCAAAATTATGGCAAGCGTCTGAGGATTTATTGCTTGCCAAGGTTTCGACCGTGCTACTTGTTGGCACGCCACCATCTAGCGTAAACGGATACCCGACATGGAACGAGTTGAACTTTCTAAGCTCAACCATTTGCGCTTGCGATACCTTTAGCTATGTCGATGCCGTGCCAGGAGAAGAAGAAGCATTTTCTGTTGTTACCTTAAAACTTGGCAATCCGCTTAATTTTGTCACAGGGACCGCGCCAACCCGTAGACTCACGGCGGCCCAAGTCGGGCCACTGCCATCTAGCGGAGGGATTTCGTTTTGACATTTTGGCGCAAATGGTCTGGCTTGCCCTGGCAACTCGGCGCAGACCCACGGGACGGTCGGGCAGCCTGCTGCTTCAGGACGGCCCAGGCGGTACGTCAGGAGCTGGGAATGTCCTGGCCGGCAGATCGTATGCGGAGCTGGTACACGGCGGCTGAGCGGGGGCACTGGAGGGAGCTGGACGAGGACTGGGGCGAGCTGACCGAACCCATCGAGAAGCCTGAAGCCGGCGCCTTGATTCGCTTCGACCGGGGAGATGGTTCCTTTGGCGTTGGAGTGCTTCCTAATGCAGACACATTTATTACTGTCAGGCATTATGGCTGCTTAATTGCCGGTCCCGTCAACGCTTGCGGTTCACTTAAACTTTTTCGCTTGCTGTGATTAAGCTGCTCCCTTACGAAAAACGGCTTGCTCAAATTCTGGGCGTATCTGAAAATGCGTACCGGGAATGGAAGGCAATTACGCTAAGGGAGTCAGTAGAACGGCCTGCTGCTGCCGAAGGGCCAGTATGCGGGCCATTGGTTCCTGTACTTGTTAATTTAGCGATCTCAGTTGGCGTATCGCTACTGTCTTCGCTGCTGT